TTCAAAAAACTCTTTTTTGGTATCGTAGCCTACATCTTTATAGGTGTGACCCAAAGCTAAATCATTAAAATCAAATAGCATCTCTGTTACCAATTCTTCTATGTATTTGTTCATTTTATTAAACTCCAATTTCTGTAGGGTTTGTCCATGTCATATTCTGCCACTTCAATGCAATCACTATCACCGATCATATACCAATTGGGTTCAAGTTCATATTGCTCACCATGTCGTTTTAAACCATTTAACAAATGGTACTTTGCCGAGCTTTCCAATTGACTGTAAGCCTCAAATGAAAAGTCGTGACTGTCATAATACGCACGATAGATTTTCATTCCACTTTCTCCACATAAGTATCACAAGGCCCAAAACCAAATTGTCGCTCAATAATGGCATTGGTGCAATCCAAACCAAGATAGCAAGCATTACTTATTAAACCACGCACCCCAGCAAATGGAATGTTGGTTTCTTTAATATATTCATCAATATATTGATCTTCAATTTCTACCACTAGATTAAATTTCATAAAACCTCCCTTGTAAAAGCTTAATCATATTGATACTGGTATAAAAACATATTAGGATAAACCCTAGTGTTGTGCTGCCACAACAAATCCAAGATTTACCCTACTAGGCTTTAAACAATCCTCCGCACCCAATGATTACCACTTGCATCAGATATATCCAATAAATCGCCAATTTCTAATGTATCAATCATATGGATTTCCATGTCACCATATCCACGATCAACATTAAAAAAATCAAAATCGTGGTATACAAGGATAGATTTACCATCATCGCCACGATATCCATCACCCCAAAAACATTCAAATTGCCTATTCATACATCCTCCCTTGTTTAGTTAAACTACTGACTCCAACAAATACCACTCTATAGAATGGTATTTAGTAGGTCAATAGGGGTAAACCCTGGTTTTTAGCTATTCCACAAGTTTAATTCTTTATTTGTAAGCTTTTTAATGATCCGATTGTATACATCTTGCTTACTTTTATAGTACTGGTAGTTTTGATCCGATGGTGAAAAATTCATCCATTGGTTCTGTTTAGCATTCACTAGAATGTCATTTTTTAAATCGTGATAATTGTAGTAATCTCTAAATCCCCCTAAATTGTAGTGAGCTATAAATCCACTAGCTAGATATAAAAACTTATATCCAGTTTTATTCAATGCATTGATATTGTCACAAGCTTTTACAACATTGTTGACAATTAAGCTTTTTTGGCGTTCTGTTAATGGTTCAATCATTTTATAATGCTCCCTTTTATTTAATTAATACTTCTTTACTTTTTCCACAATAGTATTGATGTCATTATGCTTATAGCACAATAAACAAGCTTTACATTGTTGACCAGTACAATTTTGCTTTTCTGTATGCTCATGATCCAATACATTATTAAAAGTTTTATCAAAATGTTTTGGGGGTTTGGATAGTATTGTACTAATCTTAGGATTTGAGTAGATCAAAATCAAATTACTAGGTTTATCGTTATTGTCAAAATACTTCTTAATGATGCCATTTTGTTTTGTCCATAATGCAAAATTGCACGATGGATTTTTAATGGAAATGTTGACTAGATTAATTAAATGGATCTCATTGATCAATTCACCATGTGCATTAAACCTAAAAAATGCATCTAATACAATTGGCAATTGATCATTAGGCAATATACTATTAGATAGTGCTTGAGAGTTACGCTCAAGTGATGGTGTCATATTCTTACGGTATGACTTGAGCATGGTATGACTGTAACATTTTGTACATATGTTATTGGTATCACTACTAGCATTTTGCTTGATGCAATATGGATTTGTAGTAGTATTGGACGATATTGCCTTAAAACCATCAAGCTTACCAGTCATCTTACTTATATGAATTGTAGATACTTGCATAAATCCTCCCTTATAAAATTGGTATTACACTAGCATTTTCGACACTATTTAATAGTATCTGAATAGGTACAAACCCTAATATTGCTAAATTATATGACCGGATCATTGATCATAACGATTAGTAATTAAGACTGATTAATACATTGCAACATTGTCGCATTGCACAATAAATAGAAGAGATCGCTCTTCCCATCTCACGCACGCTTACAGTTTGGCAAACTGGACAACCTGATCAACCCGGTTAGTAAGTACTCACTCACTTAGCTGATTGTTGCGTTGCAGCAAGTTAGTAAGTACTCACTTACTTAATTGTTGCGTTGCAATATGTTGCATTGCACCAAGTTAGTAGGTGCTAACTTGCCAGGTTGTGAGTGGCCACTCACTTACTTAGCACAATGTTGCGATGCACCATGTTGCAATGCACCATATTGTCAGATTGCTGCGTTGTTATTCTGCAACAAGGCAAGGGGGCGTTGTTTTTGCGCCACACACCCCTTTTTGACTCCCTTGTTCCTGGGCGCGGGAGGCTCACACCAAGAGCAAGCTTTTTGTAATTTCCTATATTTTTTTTTTGCAAAAACCCTAAGACTTGTATAGAACTACGATGAACGCTCTTTAAGTTCTATACACTCCCTGTCTTCTATGGATTTTAGGCTGTTTGTAAGTTACTGATTTAATTAATCTTTTTTTTGCTTCTATACATACTGTGGATAGTTCTATACATACTGTGGCTCGCTGTAAGTCCATGATTCTAAAAAGAAAAACAGCGTTTTTTGTGTTTTGGAGACAGGGTATCCATAGTAATTGTTTATTTTTTATTTTTAATTTAAAAAAATAAAATAAATATATAGGAGTAATATGCAATTTGACCGTGGATACTATGGATACCCTGTCTTTTAAACTGGAATTCTCTTTGGAATCAATGGCTTATCCGAGCCATAGTATGTATAGAACTACGATGAACGCAACAGTTAGGGCGGCTTCTGTATAGAATTTGCATAAGTAGATGTATGAAAAGATTAAATCCCAGAACCAAACAACCGTTCCGCTTCGGAGAAGTGTTTAACGGAATGTATTTTTATAACTACCGCACGGACTTGCTTGCAAGCGGATTCCGTGGCGAACGCTGGCTGACACCGCAAGCCTTTGAAAAAGCTTATGCTAGAGATCTGGCAGCGAAGGAGAAAAAACGGCGGCAAGCTGGAAAGCTGCCTCGTGTGTTCAAAATGAGCCCAGCCCATGTCTAATCTGTATGTTTACCAAATCAAGGGTTTGCTAGAGCGCCCCAATAAAGACATTGGTGGAGTACGAGTAATGGTGTGCAGTAAATACTTTTTTGATACAGTAGATGTTCCTGCCAATATTATTGATCCAGAAATACTGTCTTATTTGAAATTTAGATTAGCTGTAAATGGTTTTGTAGATGTTCGTAAGTTGCCCATTCCCATTGTTAACCGGCTAAGAGGTCCGATTAATATTTGGTTAGATAATTGGGCAGCAAAGGAAATGTCTAATTGGCAATAGCAAGTGATACACCAGTTCCTATTATTGGTGGTTGGAAACTAGCGCATCAATTAACCCCAGACGATTTAGTATATTCTTGGGATGGCTACCCTATCCCCATTAAATTGGTTCAGCATTATACCCCTAAGCAAATGTTTGATGTGCAATTAAAGGATGGGGTATATATCCAAGTAGATAATCATACTACCTTTCCAGCGTTTACCATGCAAAACCGCCAAAGAGAATCTCGGCATAAAGGTAAATATAAACGCCATTATACTCAGAAGTATTACACACCTGAACAGTTTATAGAAAAAGGGTTAATTGATAAACGAGGCTGGAATATATTTTCAATTGAAAATGCAAAGCCCTTACATTTTCCTTATGAAGACCACCCAGTGCCACCGTTTATTGTGGGATTATGGGCAGCTAAGCAAAGATCTAAAATCAAATTTACTTTTGAACCAGAATGGATTGATTATGTCCAAAAGAAAATCCGCTCTGTTGGCTGGTACACAGAACGCAAAAACAACACGCTAACCTTCAAACAGTCGATTAATGTCAGCTTTCTAACCCGCTATCCATGTATCCCCACCAAACTTCCAATGGAGTATACTTTTGGTTCAATAGATCAACGAATTGAGTTTCTTAGAGGATTGGTTGCAATGAAACCGGGGTGTTACAATCCACAGTTAGATCGCTTTTTAATCTTTAGCCGTAGCTTGCGGTTCCTTATTACCTTGCAAGGAATCTGTGAATCACTAGGAATGAAAACACAAGTGTTTGATAACCGCACGTCACTTACCCACCAGTTAACTTTTAAAACCGACATACTGCTACATTTACAGCAACCAGACAAACAGCGCGCCAAAGGTAACAAAAGGCGCATGATAACCAAAGTGGAGAGCATAGAACCCAAACCAGCGGTGCACATTGAAACGGATGTGCCGTTTGTAGTTGGTCAAGGGTTTTTACCAATATGGCATTAAACCAAAAACAAGAAAAGATCTTAGCGTCTTTTGCAGCGTCCAAACAGCATTGGCCCAAAGACGAGCTTGCTCTAGCCTTATGGCGAGTGCGTTGGGAAACTCAAGCATTACCTCACCAGCGTGAGCCAGAAGACGGTGAGTACAACACCATGCTGATGCTCGCTGGTCGTGGCGCAGGTAAGACTTATACCGCATCAAACTGGATTGGGTTGCGAGCAGCTCTATACAACGGCACACGCTGGCTCGTCACTGCTCCGACTTCTAACGACATTCGTGCGACATGTTTTGAAGGTGACTCGGGATTGCTCAACATCATTCCACCAGAACTTATTGAAACATATAACAAATCGCTGTTTGAGATTACACTAAAGAATGGTTCGATGATCCAAGGCATACCTGGTTCAGAGCCAGAACGGTATCGTGGTAAACAGTTCCATGGTGGCTGGTTTGACGAACTTGCCGCGTTTGACTACCTTGACGATGCGTGGGACCAATCTCAATTTACCATGCGTTTGCGTGACCCTCGCATACCAAGGGTACAACAGATTGTTACCACAACGCCTAAACCTCGTGAACTAATCGTGGATCTAAACGAAGGTAAAGTGGGAGGCGACGTGTATGTGGTCAACGCTTCATCATATGCCAACAGAGCTAACTTATCCGAATCATTCTTTAAAGCGTTAGAAACGTATGATGGTACTGATCTGGGTAAGCAGGAGATCTATGGCGCAATCCTTGACCCAGAAGACGCTGGTATCGTCAAGCGTAAATGGTTTAAGATGTGGCCAGCCAAAAAGCCCACTCCTACACTAGAGTACCTGATCGCCAGTTATGACCCTGCTACTTCGGAGAAAACGGCGAACGACCCTACTGCTTGCACTGTGTGGGGGGTATTTGAGTCTGCTGACATTGGTACAGCCCTAATTCTTTTGGATGCGTGGGACGCACACCTTGGCTACCCAGAACTGCGCCGTAAGGTAATTGATGATTTTAAGGAAGTGGTATATGGTGCGGACAACACCTTTGGTAAGGGGAGAAAAGCAGATCTTATTCTGATGGAAGATAAGTCCGCTGGTATTTCGCTCATCCAAGAGCTCCAAGGTGCGGGCGTGCCTGTGCGTGGTTACAATCCAGGCAGAGCGGACAAAGTACAGCGTTTGAACATTGTGGCACCATTGATTGCCAAAGGTAAAGTGTATATCCCAGAAGACACCGACATTCCAGGAGAGATTGCCAGCTGGGCAAAGCGATTCATACGGCAAGTGTGTTCGTTCCCTGAAAGTGGGGGGCATGATGACTATGTGGATACTTTATCGCAAGCATTACGGGTACTGCGGGATTCTGGGTGGATCCAGCTTGATATCCTCCCTGATCGTGGGTTTGAATACATTGATGACGAGATGCGTAAAAAAAGATATAACCCCTATGCTGTTTAGGGCGAACACTTCAGTATTTTTGCATAAGTAGTTATAGATATGACGATTCCTATTCTCAAATCCCCTCACGAAATGCTTCTCGAGCTTGCGGGCATACCGCATCTTGC